ACCTTCTTCAAAAACACAGGGTCTTTATTAAATACAAGCAGCTCTTCTACCTTCAGGCTGTGGCGATCTTTGACTTCATCCAAAGTCTCGCCGCTTCCTTCTAGCATCAGTGCCATGTCCATCGCTAAGCGATCAGACCACTTGGTATGTTTAAGCGGTAACGTATCCATGAACCAATCCTAGTCTGTAAGTTACGGAGCTGTCAAGCATTATGCTAACTTTACATCTTCATTTTTTGGGGCCTTGTTATGTGAGGTTTACTTATATGGGCGGGGGGTTGCAAAAAATAATCCATGTGCCCCCCTCCCTGCGCGTCTGTATGTGCGCAATGCGTTGGCAAGGCGCGACGCGCAAGCCCTAGCAAAACCGCCTAAAACTAGGCTAACTTGACATTCCCGTAAAGTTATGGCCTTATTGAGTTGTCGCTGATGACCAGTGACGAGGCGGCGGGGAAACCTACATAACCGCCGCGCTGTTTGAAATCGTAGGTATATAAGGAGTGTGTCATGCAGACACGTATTTTCGAAGGTCGTTTCAATGTCAAGTTCGACAAGGGAACAAAGGTTATCAGCTTAGCTAAAGCGGTTGATGGTAAGTATTCAGCACAAGACGCTGATGCGGTTGCTAAACTGGTGGTTGACGCTGGCAAGGCAAACAAAGGGTCGGTAGACCGCTGGAGCTTTTACATCAAGGATGTAAACCAGAAGCTGAAAGATGGTGAAAACCTGAAGCCAGCTGAACTGGAAAAAGCGCTGAAAGCGGGATTCCAGCCAGTCGTAAAGGCTGGGAAGTGGGGCAAGCCAAGACTTGACTTGGTAAATCCAGCTTCGCCGACTACCAAGCAAAACGACAACATCGTGTTGCTTTAACCTTAACCTAGGCTGGAGCTTCGGCTCCAGCCGCTTCGAACTGGAGATGACTATGAAAGTAGAAAAGCTAAGACGCTACCGCGTTGACTGGGTTGAGTTTGGAACACTTTACTTCCGCTGGTACAAGACTGAGGGTTCAGCTAAGAACTTTGCCCTCAAACTAATCCACGAAGTTCAGATTCCGCAACACCAAGTGAATGTGAGCTACCAATAACCAAGAAGCTGGGGCGGGCAATCGCCCCAGCCAACCTAAACAACTGGAGTGTAAACTATGAAAGTGTTCTCAATTATATTTAGTATGGCTGGATTCTTCCTGATGATGGCTGGAGTTGGAACCATAGAAGCAGATAACAGTATCGTCGGCTTCGAACTAATCATCTGGACGCTAATCACATTGATTGGAATGTTAACCTGGTTTGCTGGAGTGCTACTATGGCGAAGCCAGTCTTAATCAGATGTAAACCTAAAGAGTCCAAACGTATCGGAAGACTGATAGGCAAATAACCAAGGGGGAGTCGCAAGGCTCCCTCTCTTTTTGTGTCAAGTTTCTACTATTTTATATATATAGACCCATAGCTCGGGGGGTTATAGCTCGCTTTAATACCAAGATTAGAGACTATCTATACTATCTAACTGGAAGTTTACACTATATCCTGTGTTTTAGATAGCCAAACTATACAACATGTTGAGAGAAAAGCCATAAGAATCAGGATATACAGAGCCATATGTACAGTATTACTATCTAAACTATCTAAATTATATAGTTTTTTTAACTATACCCTTCTCTACAACTAAATATCCTGTGTTATTGCTATTTGCGCGTAGCACCACATAACCTATAAAAAACTAGATAGTTTAGATACTTCATCGTAAGGCCTTGATATCTTTACAGTTTTTACTATCCATTTTACTATCTCTCTTGTAAAACATCGGCGGATACTCTAAAGCTTACATTAGATAGACAATAAAGACTAAAGGCCAACCAAACTTGACAACTGCCGAGCCGAGGTGTAAGGTTTGGTTGTTCTTCGGGACGGCTCTCTTAGAGAGTTTTAATCTTAACTTTTAACTGGAGGTTAGTCACATGGCTAAAACTTATGAAGGTAATCTTAACTTGGCATTCAACAAGGGCACTAACATGCTCTACTTACAACCCTCTAATGAGGGCAAGTATAATGCCGCCAATATCTGTGAACTTGTAGCGTCAGCTATGGCGTTCTGTGATTCCAATCCTAAGGCAACATTCAATCGTTGGGATTTCTATATCCCCAATGTCAACCAGACTCTTGACCGTGACTCTAAGGAACTTCCTCAGAGTAAGGTTAAGGACGCTATTGACCGTGGTGATACTGCTACTCTGGCGGCTGGTAAATGGGGCAAGCCTAAGGTCACTATTGCAGGGCCTGTAAAGCACATCAAGAAAGCAGACGATAACATTGTCCTGCTCTAATCTGTATCAGGGGATGTCAACTATGGCATCCCCTATCTGTGTTTCTAATGGAGGTATTATGCAACAAGTTTACAAAGCACAAACTCAGTCTGGTGTCTATGGTTGGTTCACTAATGGCTTTCTTGTCTGGTCTCTTACACCTGATGAGTATTCCAAACCTGACAGTTGGCACTCTGACACTGCGTCTCGTAGAGGGTTTCTCTATGTCAGTCGTTGAGTGTGTACGTTGTAGCGGTCAGGTTCATCCTGACCGTTCCTCTTTGGGCTATGACACATGTCTAGTTTGCGGAGAGGTTATGGCACGGAAGCGAGTCTTTACTGTCGCTCCTATGCACAAGTCTAACTATATGCTCTTCACTAATCCTGAGGATTTGAAGGGTATCAACAACAAGGGAGGTAATGTCCGATGAAGATGTCAACTATGTTCACTTGGATACTGTACTGTGTAGTGGCGTCGATACTGATGTCACTTGCAGACAGCTACTTCGGATGGGGTCTCTATCAATGAGACGCATCCTCAACATTATCGGAGGGCTATCGCTAGCAGTAGCGGTAGGCTTCGGTATCGCCTTCATAGCCATCAACTTTATGCTTGGCTGTGAATCTTGGGATGAGGCGTACTGGACTGAGTACAACTCATGCTTAACTATACAACAACTCTGGGAGGGTTTAACCCGATGAGTAAATCAGCACTGAAACTATTCATGCTTCGGCATGGACAAGGTGGAGCAATCGTCACTGGTGATGATGGCAAGCCACTATTCTACAGTGACAAGATGGTAGCTAAGGCCGCTCGTAAAGACGGTCAGGTTGTATCACTTGGCCCTGACCATAACCACTGCAAAGCACATGAGGAGATTAAAAATGCGAGCTGAATTGGTTCTTCAAACTATCAAGGATTTATTTCCTATTAAACGTCCGTTGTCTATCATCGGTAAGCCAGGGGGCGGTAAGACCAGCCTCGTGAGAACAGCCGCTCAGGAGATGGGCATTGGGTACATCGAGAAGCACATGCCTACTATGTTGGTAGAGGACTTCGGTATACCTGACATGGCAACCCAAGGTGATTCGTTTGGCTACAAGCTACCCGATTGGTTTCCTGCCGAGCATCGGACTGACATTCCAGACGAGGGTATCCTTCTATTCGATGACCGCAACCAAGCAGGTAATGACTTGCAGAAAGTGCTAGCTAATATCGAACAGGCTAGAACCTTACATGGTGTGTCACTCAAGAAGGGTTGGATGGTCATCACTACTGGCAACCGACAAGAGGACAGGGCAGGTGCTAATCGTATCCTATCTCACCTCGCTAATCGTGAGACTGTTATCGAACTTGACACTCACCTTGATGACTCAACCAAGTGGATGCTTGAGAACAGTGTAGCCACCGAGGTAGTGGCGTTCTTACGCTTCCGTCCTAATCTGCTCCATGACTTTGACCCTCAACGTGACCAGAATCCAACGCCTCGTTCATGGGTCGAGGGTGTCAGTGCAGTGCTTGGCGTAGTCAGTCCTGATGCTGAGTTCGAATGCTTCAAGGGTGCAGTTGGAGAGGGTGCGGCGGCAGAGTTCGTTGGCTTTGTACGCATTTATCGTAAGCTACCTAATCCCGACAACATCATTATGAATCCTACCACTGCTGATGTGCCTAGTGACCCTGCTACTTTGTATGCACTTTCAGGGGCTATTGCAGAGCGGGCTACTGAGAACAACTTTGAGCGTGTCTGTACTTATGCAGAGCGTATGCCCCCTGAGTTCTCAGTTCTATCGGTGTCCTATGCGGCTCGTAAGAAGCCAGAGCTTGCGTCCACTCAAGCGTTCACCAAGTGGGCTATCAACCACCAAGATGTATTGTTCTAGAAACGGAGGAAACAATGAAACTTTCAGACAAAGCACTACTCACTCAGCTGTCTATATCCCAATGGACTGCTCGTAAATACGACAAGAGAGCCACCGAACAGGTGGCCTCTGCAAACTCTGCGGTTAATCAATCGGGTAGATACAACAAGTCTCTGCTACCTATGAATGACTTCCTTGCCAATGTGCATCAGAAGTCTACGCTTATCCGCAAGCGGTACTATGCCAACACTCTACCGTGGGGCATTGACGGTACACAGATACTGCCGAGTGCAAACTATCTGGCCTTTATGACTGACTTCCGCAAGGAAAAGTATGAGTGGCAGATGGTTGTCAATCAGTTCCTGCAAGAGTATGAGTCACTAAAGTATGACGCTCAGCGTCTGCTTGGCAATCTATACAATGACTCTGACTATCCATCCAAGGATGAGATTACTGCCAAGTTCGGTATGGATGTCACTATCATGCCAGTGCCGAGCGGTGACTTCAGAGTTGATATTGCTGACGATGAGTTGGCTCGTATCACTGCTGACGTTGAGTCTCGTGTTCAAGACGCGGCTCAGTCTGCAATGGATGAAGCATGGAAGCGACTGCATGAACGTGTTCAGCATATGGCTGAGAAGCTAGCTGACCCTGCCGCTGTATTCCGTGACACTCTGGTCGAGAATACCAGAGAGATATGTGCTGTCATGTCACGGCTCAACTTCACTGATGACCCTAACCTTGAGGCTATGCGTCTTGAGGTGGAGCAATCACTGACCAAGCATCATCCCGATGCACTACGCAATGACCCTGACCTACGCCGTGACAAGGCCGCTGAAGCCAAGGCTATCATGGATAAGATGGGTGTGTTTATGGGAGGTACACAATGACACTGAAAGAAATCGAAACTCTATGGCAGTCACGCAAGACTGCTATGGATGTTTGGCATGACCGTCTACACCAGATGGATAATGACATGCTTATAGCAATGTTGCTCGAACACATGCCGATGGTCAAAGCAGAACTTGTTCTCAAGAGTATTGACTACGACATTCACATATCCAGAGAGGAGGACACCAATGGAACTATCGAAACGACTCAGTAAAGCCAAGACCGCACTGGTTCTTGAGCATCCGTTCATCGGCAATGTCGCCATGAATATGCCGTTCAAGATTAGTGAGGATGTGCCTACTGCCGCCACTAACGGCAAGCAAGTCCTGTTTAACCCTGACTTCTGTGCTGACTTGAATGATGAGGAGATGAAGTTTCTCATTGCTCACGAATGTATGCACCCCATGATGGAGCATAACTTCAGACGCCAGAATCGTGACCCTCGCAAGTGGAATCAGGCGGCAGATTATGTCATCAACAAACTGTTGGTAGACGAACACATTGGCAAGATGCCTGACTGTGGTCTGCTCAGTGATGACATATACAATGCAGGTAACGGCACAAGTGATGGCATCTACAACATCCTACCAGAGACACAAGAGGGTGAGAATGACCCGCTTGATGACTGCCAAGATGGTGAGGGTTCACCTGCCGAGCAAGAGCAACAAGCGGCAGAGTGGAAAGTCAAGGTTGCTCAAGCGGCTCAAGCCGCAAAGATGATGGGCAAAATGAGTGCAGGACTTGAGCGTATGGTTGAGAGTATTCTTCAGCCCAAGGTTCACTGGTCTGATGTACTGCAACGCTTCATTGTCAAGCACAAGACTGATGACCGTTCATTTGCCAGACCTAATCGCAGGTTCATACAGCAAGGTATGTATCTACCTAGTGTGACTGGCGAGGCATTGGGTGAGATGGCGTTTGCTATCGACTGCTCAGGTTCAATCGGACAAGAAGAGATTGACCAGTATGCGGCAGAGATACTCAAGGTTCAACAAGACCACCACCCTCAGAAACTACACATCATCTACTTCGACTCAGAGGTTTGTCACTATGATGTGTATGAGCAAGGTGAGCCGCCAGTTATCAAACCGCATGGCGGTGGCGGTACAGCGTTCAGTCCAGTGTTTCAGTATATGAGAGACAACGACATCAATCCTGTCGCTTGTGTATTCCTGACAGACCTGTGCTGTAACGACTTCGGTGACGCACCAGAATACCCTGTGTTGTGGGTGTCTACTCACAGCGACCAAGCACCATTCGGTGAAATAGTAATGATGGAGATATGATATGGCTACTGTAAGATTTTCCGATGCTCTTAAGAGCGAGATTCGTAACAACGCAAAGGCAATGTTCAAGCAGAATATTGACAAAGCTAAGGCGGATGTACCTGCACATTGGGCAGACAAGATATACCAAGGGTTCTTCCCTGCCGATGACATTGCTAAGTTCAATGCACTGCCTCCCCATGTGATGCAAGAGAAGAACTCACTGGACTTTGAAGGGTTCTTCAATGCACCAGAGGATGTATTCCAAACTTCTACACACAAGCAGAATGCGTATGAATGTTCGACTATAAGGCTAGAGTTCAGCAAGGATATGCGTTGGCCTAACGACATTGAGAAGATGAACACTGGGTTCAAGTTCCAGTGGCGTAACTCTAAGGCTGACTACAACGACAGTCGTTGGGCATGGCTAATCCCTGAGTTCAAAGAGTATGTCCGTAAGATATTCGAACAGGAATCCAAAGAGGCTTCCTTCCTTGAGGGTGTGGATAAACTCATGGAAACATATTCTACGCTAGCCCCTGCTATCAAGGCGTGGCCTGCACTGTGGGATTTAGTTCCTGATGAAGCCAAGGAACGACATAAGAAAGTAGTCGAGCGAGTTAAGAAAGATGCCAGTGATGTTGGCGTTGACCTTAACAGTATGACTGCCGCTGTAACATTTTCAAAACTAACACGATAGGGAGACTTAGATGACTTGGTTAGACCCACAAGATAGAACCGTTCTAAATTACGAACAAGCAAACGCACTCTGGTCAAGGGTGCGTAGCCCTGAGAAGGGTAAGCCTATCACAGGTTGGCTTCGTATGTTCAAGGTAGGCGATGACTTCCTGTTCAAGATACAGGGTTATGGTTCGACGGACTTATGCCGTTTGTCACCTGACAACAGGTTCACGTTTGTTGCACCGCCCGAGGTGTTTCAATCTCATGCACAGACCCTAGTGTCCTCACTACACCGTTGGCTACCCTTCACCTGTATGCGTCACCGCAAAGGGCTGTATCGTGTAGCCCATAGTAAGACTGTGATTGCAGAGATGGAGAAGCGGTACAACGCAGACCCTGAGAAAGACGCAACCCCCCATATGCACAACTACTCTATGTACAGGCAGTACAGCCCTGTGATGCGGGAGCAACCCTACTTCTTTGAGGGCATTGAGTTCGACATCGTGGACGGTACATGCCTCAACCCTAGACCTGATGTGAAGATGGTTGAGAAGCCAGACGAACGTAAGCAATGGCGTAGAGCGTTGGCCTCATTCAAGAAAGGTATCAAGGCTCGTGTCAGAGTTCATGCTTTCGATGGCATCATCGACAAGATGTGGGCAGAGCGACAAGGGCAAAGCCGTTGGGATTGGCGACAGCCACAGTGGGAGTCAAAGCAGTGGATGGATTTACTTGAGACTTCTATTCGTGAGAATGAGTTCTCACAGGAGTTGTTGATGGGCTTGGCTCAGACAACCGACAATGGCTACTACCAAGCTACCAAGCCAGAGGGTAAGGACATACTCAAGTCTCTCGACAAGGTATGTAATGACCAGAGTATCGAACTGCGTAGACGGTTCGGTGTGTTCAGTACGGAGGCTTAGGGTATGACAGTAATAGCATGGGATGGTAAGACTTTATGTACTGACCAACAGGCTAACGATGGCTCTATGAAATGGGAGGCAGAGAAGGCTTGGTACATAACCAACAAAGCGACTGGTAAAATTTGCATAGTCACAGGAGTTGGTACTCTTGGTTACATCATACAGCTACGCGACTGGTTCGCTAGTGGTATGGAAACTGCCTTGGATATAACACCAAACATGGCAGAGTTAATCGTCGTAGACGATGAGGGGTTGTGTGTATTCTCAGGTGAGAAAACATATTCCCCTGTAAGGTTGAAAGCACCGATGGCTTTCGGGCATGGCAGAGAATATGCAATGGGGGCTATGGCTATGGGGGCTAACGCCTCTGATGCTGTCGCTATTGCTAACGAGTATTCTTTACACTGTGGTAAAGGTGTGGCATGTTATACTATACACTCAGAAGAAAATGGAGATAACTAAAATGGGTAGAAGGAAAATGACAAAGACTGAAAAGGTGTGGGCGTATATGATTAAAAACCCCACAGCTACTGCAAAAGAGGTAGCTACTCAGGTAGGTTGTACTACTAAACTTGTGTACACTTTGCGTAGGAAGATTGGTACACCGCAGAAAGTGTTTGAGGCGGAGGCCCAACCTAAACAACGCACTCGTGTCAAGTTGTTGTCACAAGCTAGCGCACTGGTTGACGGCGACAGGGAGGAAGAACATGGAGACTTCCGAACTAATGCCGAGATGATTGCGGCTTACTGGAATACTCACCTACAGATAATAGACTTCATCAAGCCTACGGATATCCCTGTGATGATGACACTGTTGAAGATTGCTAGGTCA